GTGACTTAGATGTAAATGGACGGAATATTAAATTTGGACATTGTTCTAGTTCGGGCTCTGATGATACTTTAATGTTTGGCCCCCAAGGAGATAATCTTAAAATATTTCATTCTACGAACGGAATCTTTAGTGTAGATACTGGTAATGCGTATTTTAGAAATACTGGTGATTTCAGTAGTACACGAAAAGTCTACATAATGGCAAAAAATGATGAACAATCAGTTACTTGTGATTCTGACGGAGCAGTAGAATTATATTACGACAATAGTAAAAAGCTTGAAACTGCAAGTGGCGGTGTTAGCGTAACAGGTACTTGCACAGCTACATCTTTTTCTGGTGATGGTTCAAGTTTAACAGGTATTGCTTCGTTCCCATCTGGCACTAAGATGTTGTTTGCTCAATCTTCTGCACCTACAGGGTGGACACATGATACAAGTTATAATGACAGAGCCTTAAGACTTGTTAGTGATTCGTCTGGTGGAGGCACAGGCGGTAGCACTACATGGACAGCTGCATTAAACTCTAGTTTTAGTACATCAGGTGGTAGTGTAAGTAATCATACACTTTCTACATCACAGATACCATCTCACAACCATAGTGCACCAACTAGAAAAGACCCTTCTTGGAATACAAGTTTTAGAACATCTGATGGACCAACAGGAACATTAAATACTAATAATACTGGTGGCGGTGGCTCACACAACCACGGTTTTAGCAATCCTAGTTTTAACTTAAACCTTAGATACCTTAACGTAATTGTAGCAACCAAAGATTAATGCAAATTAAACAAGGTAATTTCTGCCCACTATTACAAAAAGAATGTATAGGACTACAGTGTGCGTGGATTACACAAATTAGAGGAAACGATCCTCAAACAGGTAAAGAGATAGACGAGTGGGATTGTGCAGTTAAATGGATGCCTACTCTTCTTATCGAAAACTCAAACCAACAGCGTCATACATCAGCTGCTGTTGAATCATTTAGAAACAACACAGTAGAATTATTTTCTCCTGTGTTACCCCACAAGGAACAAAGTAAACCTTTATTAATAACTAAAAATGAAACTGACTTTAGTAGCTGAAGATAAGGTTGTAGTCAAAGATGGAGAAGCATGCCATGATCTACAACTTCAATGGCTACCATCAAATGTCTGGGCTTTAGAATGGAATGACGACAAAGGGCACATAGAATATAGAGATGGAACAGTAGAACCTATATCAGAATTAGGTATATACGAACAAGCTGTAACTGAATGGAATACAGCATATAATAATAATAACTCTGGCCAAATACCATGGGAAGAGATATTTAGAAGAGAGCGTGACAGACTTTTATCTGAAAGTGACTGGACACAGCTTACCGATAATGCACTTACTGATGCAAAAAGACAGGAATGGGCTGTATATCGTCAACAATTAAGAGACTTACCAGCTAATACATCTGACTTTGAAAATCCCACTTACCCTACACCACCTAACTAATGTTTAAAGATCTTATCTGGACTAAACCTAACTCTTTATCAGCAGATTTTTGTCAGCACATGATAGATAAGTTTGATAAATCCATTCATAAACGAGCTGGTACGTTTGGTGATAACACTCTAGATAAGTCATTTAAAGATACAACCGAATTAGGTGTTACATTAAATCCAGATTGGGCAGAGGAAGATCATATATTATTTGAAGCTATACAGACTGGTTTAGATCAGTATGAAGCTTACTTAAAAAGTATTGATACACAATGTGTTCCACTTCCTTATGCTAATTATACTCAACAAGACAGAGGATACAAAATACAAAAATACGATGCAAATAGTATTGGTTACAAATGGCACAACGATTTTAGTATTGAAAGTGACTTTGGAACTAGGGTCTACGTTTTTATGTGGTATCTAAACTCTATTGATAAAAAATATGGTGGTTCTACAGATTTTTTTGACGGTACAAGCATACAACCCGAATGTGGAAGCTTAGTATTTTTTCCAGCTACATGGACATATGTACACAGAGGAAGACATACTAAAGTAGATAAATACATAGTTAACGGTTGGATTTATCATCAAGAAGTTAATCCTACATAAATATAAATTATGTCATTGACACAAATAAATAAGGCTGGTCTAGATGAAATAGCTCTGGATCATGTCTTTACAATAGGTGCTTACGGTTCTAGTGCCTACACATTTCAAGGAGAAGGGTTGAATGGCACTGTCAACAATCCTACTCTTTACCTTACAAGAGGTAAAACATATAGATTCGAGAATGGCTCAGGTGGCCATCCTTTTAGAATACAAAGTACAACAGGAACAAGTGGTACTGCATACAATACTGGTGTAACTAACAATAACGCAGTTGGTACAGTTATTATGGAAGTACAGCATGATGCTCCTGATGTCCTATACTATCAGTGTACCAGTCATGCAGCTATGAACGGTATACTATATATTACTGGTGCACTAGCAGACGGTGGTGTAACAGAAGCTAAAATAGCTAGTGGTGCAGTTACAAATGGTAAATTAGCTGCTGATGCAGTTACTACAGCTAAGATAGCTAACAGTGCTATAACCAACTCAAAACTTGGGGATGATTGCGTAACAGGATCAAGAATAGCTGATAATGCTGTAGCAACTGAACACATAGCAGATCAAGCTGTAACACTAGCCAAACTACCACACGGCACATCATCTAACAATGGCAAGTTCCTACGTGCAAACAACGGAGCAGATCCTA